TCCCTGCTCCATGATCGTGCAAAGGAGCATCGCCGGGGACCTCTGGCGCGATGCCGGTGTCGCCACGCTCAGGCAGACCGTCGCTCAGTTCCGCGAGATCAATGCGGAGCTGGTGCATGAGGAGGGACCGCAATGAGGAAGAGGATCACATATCCGGGAACGCTCAAGACCATCGGAAACACCTACCATATCATCGTGCCGAAGGAGTACGTCCTGAAGTGCGGATGGACGGATGGCGAGGATGTCGATGTGACGATCGAGAGCACGAGGGACACGGACCAGGAATGAAACGACTTAATGCACGTCACAAGACAGGGAGGGGATATAGAGGGATTCCCGGCCGTTATCGAGTTGGGCACAAGAGGACGGCCGGGACACCGACTAAGCGGTGGTCAAAATGACAGATGAATCTATCAATACAGTGTATATAAAGGATGTTGCAATCCAAGAAAAATTTATTTTTTTATTTTTTTCAGCCGAGAAGTATCTATCGACGTTGGAAGCGCATGGAAGGTCCGAGCTGACGGTCCAGACCTATGCGTCCAACCTCCGGATCCTCATCCCCATCATCGGGGAGATCCACGGGAGGGACGCGAAGCTCACCGACGTCTCCGAGGAGGACTACTACCCGATAAGGAACAGGATAGAAGGCAGCGAGCCGACCGTCCGCCTTAGACTGTGGGTGCTCGCCGACTGGATCAGGAGCGAGACTGGCCGCAACCCCTTCGAGCGCGTCAAGCCGCTGTGGAACAGATTGGAGCCGGAGAGGATCTTCATCGACAGGTCGCAGTTCGAGACCATCTACTCATACGCCGAGAGCGACAGCGAGAGGCTCATCATGATGCTCGGAGCGCAGATGGGGTTAAGATTGAAAGAGATCATCAGCATCAGGCTGTCCGACATCGACGGCGAATGGCTGACCATACGCGGCAAGGGCCACAACGGCGGAAAGCTCGTCCGCAAGCAGATCCCGGAGAACCTCCAGCAGATGATCCGCATCTACATCCTAAACGAGCGCGAGGAGGCGAGCAGGCACGACACCGACCTCCTGCTGCTTGCCGCACCAGGTACGCACTGCGCAGGACGTCCCGTGAGCAGACGCATGGTCACGACGTTCTACCAGCGTATCAGCGAGAGCTCCGGCATCAAGGTCACGTCCCATGTCATGAGGAGGCTCTACTGCACTCTATTGGCGGACGAAGCCGGTCTCCGCTCCGACCTCGACACCCTCCGGAGGATGATGCGCCACGAGAGGATCGAGACGACGATGAGCTGCTACCTCAACGCGAACGAATCGAAAGTAGCCGAAGCGGACCGCGCCATCGACGGCCTCTTCAACAGTTTATAAATAGAGGTATAGCATTAGCACTAATGGGCACAAGAGAGTCGTTTTGTTGTGCGTTTCTATCGCGAATGTGCGATAAAAACGTTTATGGCACAACCAAAGCGAGTTTTTTGTTCCCAAAAGAGGGAATAAAAATGACCATAGAGATGGGAACGATATACTCGGCGCTGGTCGATTCATGTTCCGAGCAGATCGAGCAGAGTTTGAAGAAGGGAACGGACCACTTCACGGTTACCTGGGGCGACTTCAAGCGCATCCTGTACGCCGCCAACATCACCGACAACCCCGTGACCGTCCAGAACAAGTGGGACAAGATGCTCGCAGACGGCATCGCGGTCCCGCTCGGCACGAGGCTCAAGCCGAAGGCGAGCCAGAAGGCGGTCGTCATGACCCGCGAGCTTTTGAGGGTCACAGGTTTCTACGACGAAAAAAAAATAAAAATAAAAATTTCCGAGGGGGCGAGGGCATGAGCGACCTCGTCCTCATCGACTTCCACCACGAGCGCATTCCGATGTGGAAGGTCCCCCGCATGGCGAGGGGCTACGGGAAGATCATGCCGGACCACGAGATCTTCTTCGACGGCGACAAGTTCTCGCTCGTCGCACGCAGGAAGGTGAGCGCATGATGCCCTCGCCCGCCGAGGTCGCCTACCCCGAGGGGCAGGACTGCAGCAAGTGCAAGTTCTGCCTCGAAATCAAGCTGGGGAAAGTCGACTGCAGCAAGTGCGGCCTCATCGACCCGGACCTCTCCGGACGCTGGCCGGCATGGCCTATCGAGGGATGTCCCCTCTACTACGAGCGCGACGAGTTCAAGGGGGTGCTCTGATGAGCGACACCCTCACTATCTTCAAGCGCATCGACGGGGCCTACGCCGAGCTCGCCTCGATGTCCTTTGTGAAGGACAAGTGGGTGGGCAAGTGGATCGACGCGAGAGAGGACGGCAAGATCGTCGGGAAGACCCCCGACCCTACCGACAAGAACGGTTACTATGTCATCAGCATCCAGCAGATCCTCTCCGCCGTCCAGAAGGTCCATGCGAAGTGGGGCATCAAGGTCTTCTTCGAGGGGCCATACTACGATGCGTCGAACAGCGAGAAGAGGCTCACCATCTCGCACAAGGACCGTTACGGCAACGACGTCCAGACCATCATCGCCAACGGCCACTATGACGTCCGCATCATCGGATCCGGAGAGGACGACTGCATCGCAATGAGAGTACAGTGCGAGGCCAAAGATACCGTGGCGAACGACAAGCTCGGGAACAAGCTCCTCACCAACGCGATGAGGTGCCTCTACAGATCACTATACAGCATCGACGGGGACGACTCCAAGGATCCCGAGGAGGTCGGAGCCGAGATCGAGGCTTCGGACATCCCCAGCGGGGAGGCTCCGAACCCGCGCGAGACCAAGAGGATGACCAACGACCCGTTCTTCTCGAAGCCGGATGCGCAGGTCGAGGAGGCCAACCTCGCCAAAGCGGAGCAGTGCCGCAAGGCCATCATGGATCTCATCGAGAGCGACCCCTTCAACATCCCCGGGATCATCACGGAATATTCCACCCAATACGGCAAGATCGACACCTGGGGCGCAGGAATCGCTGTCCGCGTTTACAAGGAATTGAAGGCCGAGGGCCACAATCTCAAGGAGGTGGCCCTATGACCATCGAGATCCTCCGCCGGGCCAGTAATCAGTCGGTCATCGTCACCATCAGCGGCAGCAAGACCTACATCTACAGAGAGGTCAACCATGTGGACATCCGCCGCAGTGAGAGAGGACTGTATTTGTTCTCGTTCGTTGGCAAGCTTGCCAATGACTCCCAGAATCGGAAAGAGAACGTCAGCGGTGTGGCCGGCATATACAGGGAGGTGCTCGAATGACCTCATGCGGCATCTGCCCCTCCTGCCAGGGGGAGGTCACGCTCTACCAGGAACAGCTCGAGGACGGGACCATCTACCATGCGGGCAAGTGTTGGAACTGCGGGTGCTACTGCACCGAGTACCCCAAGGGCTACGACCCCTACAAGGCGGAGCTGGAGGCCGAGGAACGCAGGAAGCACGACGAGGCGGTCGAGACCATCCAGGAGGCTGACGCCCTCGGGGGATGGCGCGGATGGGTCCACGAGTACGGAAGCATCGACGGATTCCCGTTCTACTACGTCACGGCCAAGGTCAAGATGCCGTACCACGGATTCTCGAGGCTCTACACCTTAGAGGATGCCATCGCCACGGCGGACCGCCATGTCCCGCCAGGGGGGACCTACGTCATAGAGCGTATGCGCATCCCCGTCTATGTCGGCAAGTCCAAGACGAACTGCAACTTCAATGTCGATTTCGAGTATGTGTCCGGCGGGTACGGCAGAGAGGAATGGATCGTCGAGAAGATGACCGCGAAGTGCTTGGCAGATGCCAAGCGCATCCTTCAGCGCAACGTCCACCGCGGCATGGACTGGACCATCACGGTCCGCGACGACGACCGCCCCGAGGTCAACGGGAAGCTCGTGTACAAGGGCAACGAGAGGATGGTGGAGGGGATCCTGTGAGCTGCAAGACCTACGACCGTTACAGGCAGGTCCTCACGGAGATCCCGGAGATCAACCGCACCGGCAGGAAGGCGGCAGAGCAGAACCGCTTCGCCATCTACCTCCTCTTCGCGGAGAAGGCCAAGGCTGACGGAGAGACCTTCTCCCGCCCTTATCTGGAGGCCCAATGGCAGAGGCCCGTGGCGGAGTCCACCTTCGGCATCATGTGCGCCATGCTCCGCGAGTTCTACTGGCTGGACGATTCCAACCAGCGCACCGACAAGCCCATCCCCCGCAAGTGGGACCTTAGAGGGCTGGACGTGTCCGAGCTCCCGCCCGTGACCGTGTACAGGCCCAAGCCCGCGCCCGTGGAGGAAGCTTCGCACTGCGAGGAGGTCCAGCAGGCCGCCGAGGAAGAGGAATCCGCCGAGGAGATTACCGAGGAGGCACCCACGGAGCGCACCGCATCGGGCAAACCCGTCTACACCGCCCTCGTCATAAGGGAGGACGCGAAGGACTACTCCTTCGAGCCCGTGACGGACGACTTCGACATCATCAAGGAGATCATCGGATGCAACTGGTGCGAGATCTGCTGGTGGTGGATCGGCTCGCACAGGTTCGCCGTGGTCATCGACGACCAAGGCATATTATCCAAACGCAAGCCCACCGTCCTCGGACCCAATGCGGACACCCTCGCGGTCGGCACGGCCGTCATATTCGGAGTGCAGGGCAGGGGGTCCGACATGGACTTCGCGTCCCTCACGCCCGAGGAGATGGACATGCTGGAGACCTGCATGGCGAGGATGGCGATGGACGGCAGGACAGTCCTCACCAACATGACGATGAGGGAGTTCGCACCGTGGACGCTCCAGGGGGGATGCGAATGACGCTGAATTGCCCCATCTGCGACACCGCCATGAAGGGCGGACGCTGCATCGAGTGCGGGTTCATCGGCCACGACCTCGAGCCTCTCACGGGACCCTTCACGGTCTCGTCCCGTGGGCATCCCTCGCAGGAGCTCCCGACGCTATCGAGCGCCGTGAAGTGCGGGAACACGGTCTGCAAGGCATACGAGGTCTTCACCGTCACCCGCGGGCGCACCCTCGTCAAGGTCGTGAGGGTGAGGCCCGAGGACCGTCCGATGCGGATCCCGGCGGGGGCGTACCTATGAGGTTCAGATGCGCCCAATGCGGCGAGGAGATGGATTCCTCCCTCGTCAACGAGGACGCCGTCAAGCTGTACAGACGCACGCAGGACGCCAAGGTCCTGCCATGCCCCTTCTGCCACGCGAAGGGCACACTCGCGAGGATTTGAGCACGATGGAGGGATGGGACATGCAGACAAGCTACAAATCGCAGCTGCCGGAGGACATCTTCGACTACATCCAGGAGCACGGCGAGGTCACGGCGTTCCAGATAGCGTCGGGATTGAACGTCAAGTACAAGGGCCGGCTGAACTCCAACGTCGTCGCGCAGACTACCAAGCGCCTCACGGGCGCAGGAAGGGTCAACGCCGTTCGTGACGAGGCATCCGGCAAGATCCTCGCATACTCGGTGGCGATACAATGACCGAGCAGATGTCCTTCGAGGACCTCTCTTACGAGTTCAGACAGGCGAGGAAGCTCCACGCCATAAGGCCAGACTTCTACGCCGCGGCCCACGAGCTCATCGAGAGGACCCGCAGGGCGTGGGAGGAGGCGGTCATGGCCGGGAACGACACCATGGTCGACGGCACGAGGGAGAGGCTGCGCCAGACCGAGAGGACATTGGAGCAGGTCGCGGAGGCCCGTGCGGACACGATCGCACGCCTCCACGCCCTCCCCAACGTGGCGTTCCTCACAGCCGAGGAGCAGAGGTTCTACTATGCCGTCCAGGAGGCAAGGAGCGAGTTCATACGGGAGGTAACTGAGCATGAAATGGCTTGAACCGCTGGTGGAGGACGTGATGACGATGGAGGCCAAGACCACGGTCGCCATCGCCAGGATGGTCTTCCCGGGCGCGGACGAACATTACGTCAAGGACAAGAAAAAGGACGTCTTCGAGGCCCTTCTGGCCCTCGAGGACAAGGGCATAATCGAATCGAGGCTCGCCAGGAACGAGAGCAAGAGGAGAGTCCGCTGGTGGGTGCTGGTCGGGGGGACATACCCTCCGATAGCCCAGGACCACGTCAGAGAGGTGGCCGTCAGGCACCGCAGGGGACTGTCGCACAGACCGGAGGGAGAGGAATGACGCCGAGATCAACCCGCAAGATGGTCTCCTGCGGAGACACGTCATAGACCTACGACCAGTGGGCGGCCTGCCTCGGCATCAACAAAACCTCCCTCTCCAAGAGATTGAGGAAGGGCCAGACCATCCAAGAGATATAGACAGACAAGGCCAACCGCGTCTATCTGGGGGATGCCGAATGAAGGTCCTCCTGATTGACATTGATTCCACGATCCCGAACCTCGCATTGATGCACATTAGCACCTGGAAGAAGTCAGAAGGGCATGATGTGGGATGGAACATCCCTGATCCCGACGAGGTTTGGGCTTCATGCGTGTTCAAGAAGAACAAGCACAAGGCCGACGGGCTGCAATTCTTCTATCCTCGTGCCAAAATCGACGTTGGAGGAGGTGGAGTGGACCTTCGCAAGTCCCTGCCAGAAGAGGTAGATAGGATGATGCCCGATTACTCCCTCTACTCCGCCTGTGACTACGACCTCGGATTTACTACCAGAGGGTGCAATAGGGGATGCTACTTCTGCATCGTTCCCAAAAAGGAGGGCAGATTTCACATTCACCAGCACCCCGAGGAGTTCCACGATCCTGCCCACAAAAAGATCGTGCTGATGGATAACAACATCCTTCTCGACAAGGACTGGTTCCTCGAGGTGACTGATTGGATCATCCAGAAGAACATGAGGGTTGATTTCAACCAGGGCCTTGATATTCGGCTGATGGACAAGGATGTTGCCAAACGGATCTCGGAGTTGAGACCGATTGCGAGTTGGCATTTCGCCTTCGATTCGATGGATTACAAGGATGATGTTGTCCAAGGCATCCGTTGTCTGAAGGAGCAGGGAGTGGACGTAAGGCATAGGGCTAATTGGTATGTCTATCTGCACAGCGACTCGCAATACGATGATGCGCTGGAAAGGTGCAACATCCTGCGCGAGATGCACGCTCTGCCATACATCATGGTCAATAGGGATGCGAAATACACACAGCGTATGATAGACCTCAAGCGCTGGACGAGACCGCAGATTTTCTTCACCACGGATTACGCAGGATACCGTCGCGGAGTGCATGGAGGGATGAGATGAAGGAGACCGACTGCTCCAAGTGTTTCCATTTCGGAAAGAGTCCGGTCACGGGGATGGAGGGATGCGCCATCGAGCACAAGCGCGAGGTGTGTCCCGGAAAGTGCTTCGACTTCGTCCCGATCCCGGAGGTGAGCCGTTGAGGAAATTGGACCTTACAGGCCAGCGCTTCGGCAGATGGACGGTCCTGAAGAAGGACGAGAGCAAAAACAGGAATGTCTACTGGCTTTGCCAATGCGATTGCGGCAGGGTCGCGAGCGTAACGGGATCTTCTCTGCGGTATGGGAGATCCACCAAGTGCAGATCGTGCGGCAGTAGAGGCCACCTGACCCGCAATTTGGTGAACAGTAGGCTGTTGGAGTGCGATGGAGCCGTATAGTTCGCCCAGGACTGGGCCGACTGTCTCGGAGTCGATAAGGAGAGGCTTCTCAGGAAGGTCAACCGCGGCTATTCGTTCAGGACGGTCGCATAGGATTCGCTCAAGCCGAGGCCGTACATCACGGTCAGAGAGGGGGAGAGGCCATGACGCTCCAGTACGAGCTGGTCCGCTATTCGGTCGGCAAGCTCCCCATCGTAGTTGCGAGGTTCGTCGTCAAGGACGAGGCCGAGCTGATGGCGAGGCAGCTCAACAATCAGTTCGCCCCGAAGGTCCGCTACAAGGTCCAGGAGGCCTCCCAATGATGCCCAAGACGTGCTTCACATGCGCACATTACTCCCAACGTGTCGTCCGCACCGTCGAGGACGAGGACGGCCCGATTCCGATCTACGAGCGCTTCTGCATGGGAGAGCCCATCCCCGCATCCTACCTGTCTTTCGGATGCGGACTTTACAAGGTGAGAGAATGAACGAGAACGAGATCAGCGAGAGCATAGCGGACATGAGAATGAGGATAGAATCCCTGGAACACGGCCTGAAGGCCCGCCAGAGGGCGTTGGAGGTCAGAGTAGGTGCTCTGGCCTGTCTCTGCGCCGTGTTGACCGTGGGAGCGTTCGTGGCGGGGTGCCTCCTGCCATGATAACCGAGTACATCGAATCGAGCGACTCCTTCGTCATTTGCTCGAGGACGGGGACCCCTGTCCTCTTCGTGGATGCCGATGCGATGCAATCGCTACTGGAATCGGCCCAATTGGCCGTAGCAAACCGTTTAGCAATCAAGAGGAAGGCGACGATATGATCGAGGACATCATCAAGGACACATTGGAAGACAACGGCGTGATGGAGGCACAGGACCTTCTGGACGCCGTCATAGAGTTCGACGTCGACAGGGCTGACGCCATCGACGCCATGAACAAGCTCTACGACTCCGGTGCCATCAAGGCATGGGAGGACGAGGACGGGACCTGGGTGGCGCTGCTATGAGGGTTTGGATCTGCCAGAACTGCATCAAGGCCGGAGTGGTCTGCGAGGTCACCACCTCGGAATCCAGCAAGAGGCCCGAGGGATGCCCGTACCAGCTCTCCGATTCGGACTGGTACGATGCGAGGGAGGGGTGGCAGTGAGGGACCCGCTCGACATGAAGGGCGCCATCCGCGAGATCCTCACGAGAGGTCCGACCACCATCCCGCTCATAGCGAGCGAGATGTACTCGGACCTTCCGGACTATCAGCAGAGGATTCAGCAGTCCAAGGTTCGCCACCACCTCTATGTGATGGAGAGGAACGGCGAGGTCGACAGGGACACGAGAGGACAGCGCAAGCTCGCGACGTGGTGGTTGACATGAAGGTCCCGGGAGGATATGTGGCGCCCGCACCGCACAGGCTCGAGAACGTCCCCAAGACCTGCTGGACGTGCATCCATCACCTTCTGGTGATGTCGGGGATGACGACCTGCGACCGCATCGAGGGCAAGATGCACACCAAATTGGGCATCGAGCCCTGCAAGGACTACTCCCTCAATGCGGCGTGGCTCGAGATCGACTGGTTCTATCCCAACGTCAAGGAGGCGAGGGCATGACCAGCAACCGCAAGGACTGCAAGATGAAGCGGGAGACGGCCGACAGGCATCTTCGCGAGGTCGCCTGCCGCATCAAGGAGGTCAACGACAACCCGGACTTCTGCTACACCATCACGGAGGCCTACGTCTTCGGCAGCTTCGTCAATTCGGACGCCGAGATGGTCTCCGACCTCGACATAGCATTGAGGATGGAGCGCAGATGCCCGACGACCTCGGAGCAGTACCGCCGCAGACAGGCCCAGTGCCCCTACATGTCCGACGATCTGATGTGGCTGATCTGGCCCAAGGAGGAGGTCCTCCGCTACATAAGGCACAGGTCGGGCTACGTTTCGCTGCATGTGCTCGGAGATCCGGAGCAGGATACGCTGATCTTCAGCGACAAGGTCATGGAGATCGGAGTGAGCGGGGAGGTGGTGAGAGAATGATCGTCAATGATCCATGCGCCTTCTGCCAGCATCTGGTCGACGATTCCGACTCCTCGGTCGGATACTACGGCACAGCTTGCAGCATCGAAGAGGAGTGGGAACAGGGGCAGGGCACACCATGCCCCGGGTTCCAGCCGTAGCTGGCCTCGGACGGCCTTCTGCAACAGCTATCCGACGAGATGGAAGCGAGATGGTGGGCAGAGATGGACGAGGCGGTGAAGGGGGGAGAGGAATGAGCGTTAAGAGAGAGAAGGTGAACGGCATAATGAGCGAGGCCATGTATCTCGCGCGTAACCAGCAGCGCATAACTAATGCCATGGAGATGCTGCGCAAAGTCGATGGCTTCATTGAGGTGGATGTGTGTATCCCGAGGCTGGAACGCGCGTGTGCCAAGCTCAATCAGGAGATCGCCGACTTGTTCGACCGTTACGCTGGAGAGGAGGTGAAGGAATGACTGACAAGCACGCGATCATGTTTTCGATGCTGAAGGCAATGAATATCTGCCATGATGAGGGCCTCCTCGATGCCGTTATCAGTGCCGTCTCGACACTGACCGAACTGGATGACGAGGAGAAGCAACAGCTCCATGATGTATTGGCGGTATCCCGTGCCAGGTTGCACGAACAGTCCGAGGGCATATATTGGGAGATCGATCGGATGCTCAAGGAGGAACCAACTGTTTCCAAAAAGGAACAAGTTGCCCTCAAACCATGCCCGTTCTGCGGGATGCCCTCTCAAGCAAGGACGTATGGCAGGGACATGCCGGATCTCACCTGGGTCGAGTGCACGGGATGCGGGATGCGCACCATGGACTGCTGCACCAAGGAGGAGGCTGTCGGGAGATGGAACAGGAGGGCGAAGGAATGACCGAACTCTCCACAACTGTTCAGAACTCTTCGGATGAAGAGTTGAAACCGTGTCCGTTCTGCGGAGAGGAATCCCCTTATTATCTCTGTGATGACACGGGCGAGCATATCCTGTGTCCAAACTGTCTGAACGAACTTAGAAGTCAGGTAGTGATCGGTAAAGATGCGCTGGTGAAGGAGTGGAACAGGAGGGTATCCGAATGACCGAGCAGACATCACCGACACTCATCTTAACTGTCAAGAAAAGCAAGGTCAAGTTCGACGGCGATTTTGCAGTGATCGACGTAGGGCTGACTGTCGAGGAATTCATCATATCTCTGATTAAGTATGAATCATCACCGCACAAGGCAATTGGGGTCATAAAGGAGGAAGAATCGGAATGACCGAGGCATTCGCTGTCGCCATCGCCGTCGCATCCCTCACACTCCTATTCATGCTCGCCGTCTGCACGGTGGCATGGACCGATATGAGGGAGAGCAGGACCGTCAGGGACATGAGGACCATCATCGAGCACGACACCGCCAAGATCGACGCGCTGACGGAGGAGAACGGCAAGCTCGCAAGGGCGATAGAGACGCCGAAGGTGCTTGAGATCAAGGAGGAGGACGTCGTCAAGGAGATCCTCGAGGCTATCCGCACCACTCCTCCTCGCGCGTGGGTGATGACAGATGATGGGTGGGTGAAGAGATGAGCCTCATATCCCAATGGGTCGAGCCACCGACCTGCGCCGAGTGCAGATACCACCGCAAGGACCACATCGTCCACGACATGTTCTGGCCCGACAGGACCGTTCCGCACTGGTGCGCATGGAAGAAGCGGAAGATCCCGGACGTCCGCGATGCGGCCACATGCAAGAACTACCTCGCCAGGATCTTCGGATAAAAACCCTTTAAATACCGTCCCCTCGTGGATAATATTGCGCTGCTGAAAGTGCAACCCATCCCCTCTCCGTGCGGGGGCAATCGCACGGATCATTCACATCAGGCGCCCCGTCGCTGACCCCTACATCGACATCCGGCGGCAGGGCGCCGTTCTCCGAATCATCCCTTATTAACGGCGTTAATGATTGTTTTGACACTCTACCAGGAGGTAAAATTGGGATGAAACCGGACACCATTGTCATGATGCCGATAGGCGATATTCTGCCTTACAGCAACAATCCGAGGACGCACGACGAGATAAGCGAGATCAAGGAATCCATCCGCAGGGTGGGGTTCAGGGGCTCGATATGGGTCGATGCGAACAACGTCATCATAGCCGGACACGGGCGCTACATGGCCGCCAAGGAGCTCGGCATGAAGGAGGTTCCCGTGTCGATCATGGACGACCTCACGGAGGCCGAGGTCAAATACCTGAGGATAAAGGACAACCGCGCAGGGGAGCAGTCCGATTGGGACTACGAGGCGTACAGGGCGGAGCTGGACGAGTTGAGGGCGATGGACTACGACGTGTCCGATATTGAGTACGACGTCCCCGACGAGGACTACGACGAGCCCGTAGAGGTCCGCGAGGACGAGTTCGACGAGGAAGAGGCACAACCCCTGGTAAAATTAGGCGAAATATGGAGGCTCGGAGACCATATCCTCCTGTGCGGTGATGCTACCAAAGAGGAAGACATCAGGAGATTGGTCCAACAGGGGGGGGGCAAGTGGACATATTGATTACTGACCCGCCTTATGGAATGAGGCTCGATACCGACTTCTCCTCGATGAAGTCCACGATGGGCGACACTCAAGGTGGAGTCTATGAGAAGGTGATAGGGGATGGAGACGACTTCGACCCCAAGCTTATCACTACGATCTTCGACAACTTCGGCAAATGCAAGGAGATGTTCATCTGGGGGGCGGATTATTTCGCCGAGCTCATACCTAAGAGGAACGAGGGCAATTTCCTGGTATGGGATAAGACAGGCGGAACGGATGTCAATTTCGCCTACGACGAGATGTACGGCTCCAATTTCGAGCTGTGCTGGTCCAAGGGCCACCATAAGAGGGCCATAATAAGAGTGCTCTGGAAGGGCTTTTTTGGGTTGTCCACCCAGGATACAAGGACAAGGGTGCATCCGACACAGAAACCCGTCGGAGTCATCACATGGCTGCTCGACCATTTTGATAAGGATAAGGGAGTTGTCGCAGACATATACGGCGGTTCAGGAACCACGCTGATAGCCTGCGAGCAGACAGATCGTAAATGCCTGATGATGGAGCTGGACCCTCATTATTGCGACGTCATAATCAGCAGATGGGAACAGCTCACAGGCCGGAAGGCAGAGCTCGTATCGGGATGAGCGCATGGCCTCGGAGATAGATCCCTCGATAAAGCAGGTCATCCTCGACCTGAACGCCAAGGGATGCACCAGGAAGCAGATCGTCGAGAGAACGGGCGTCTCCGAGAGCACGGTCAAAAGGGTCATAAAGAGGGCAAGGGAAGGTTCAACCGCTGAACCTCCCAAAGATTCATGCACGCACACGCACGATAATAATCCGGTTCAGCCACAGGTTCAGCCGCTGAACCCCTCGGCTGACCCGGGCCAACCGAGGGCGATAAACCCCAACCTCACCAAGGCCAACACATCCCACGAGATCATCCAGTACGTCCAGTTCTTCCGCAGACGCACCAAGGACGTGCCTTACAAGCTATCCGATCACGACAAGGTATGGGCGGAGACCAACTACGGCAAGCGGTGGGCGGACGGCGTCAAGATGATGATAGACGCCACCGGACTGTCCGCCGAGGCCATCCAGCAGGTCGTGGACGATTACGAGAAGGACGTGACCGAGGCATTGGAGCGCTTCAACGAGAAGTACAACAAGGAGCACGAGGAATGACCGCCGATTGCCCGACCATATTGTTCAAGGAGGACGACGAGCAGTCGTTCGAGAAGACCCTCGCGTCCATCTACAACACCGGCTTCCTGAACGTCTGGGAGGGAGCGGTCAGGTCGGGCAAGACCGTGTACGCGCTCATAGCCTTCCTCAATTACGTCAAGCACTCCGACGAGGACGTGTTCCTCCTGTCGGGGAGGACGCTGCCGACCATCGAGCGCAACTGCATCCTCGGGGAGTACGGGATAACCCGCCTCGTGCCGAGCGCACAGTACCACAAGATAGGCCAGTCGTGGGCCATCACATTCCAGGCCAGAGGGCGCGGCAAGACCATCTATGTGTCGGGAGCCTCCGACATCAAGTCGTTCATGGCCCTCCGCGGTAACACCTACGCGGGATGGTTCGCGGACGAGATCAACATGCACGACAAGCGCTTCGTCGAGGAAGCGTTCAACAGGACCGTGAAATCATCGGACCGCAAGCACTTCTGGTCGCTGAACCCCGACAACCCGAACGCATGGATCTACACCGAATACCTCGATAGATACGACGCCATGAGCAAGGAGGAGCGCCGCGAGCTCGGAGGCTACCATTGGTGGCATTACACCCCGACGGACAACCCGTCCCTCACCCCGCAGATGATCCGCGCCATGGAGCTCCAATACCCCGAAGGCTCGTACCTCTACGCGAGGTACATCAAGGGCCTCCGCGTGATGGCCGAGGGCCTAATCTATCCGAGGGTGACGGCGTCCTTCTTCCGTCCGCAGTCCGACATGGACGGCACGGACGTGGCCTACTGCGCCATCGACTTCGGAGCCACCCATGCCACCTCCATGCTCTTCGGCGGCATGTTCAAGGGCAACAGGCTGGACTGGCGCATCGTCGCGGAGTACTACGACGAGGACAGCGACAAGACGACCTACGACCATTACATCGGATTCCTCGACGTGTGCAGGAGGCTCGGCATCGAGCCCACCAGCATCCACATCGCCATCGACCCCGCCGCCAAGGTCCTCCGCCAGGAGTTCATCCGCCACGGGCTGATGGTCCAGAAGGCCAAGAACGACGTGCTCCCCGGGATCGAGTACACCCGCAATGTGCTCTACAACGGGGTGCTGGTGCTGTCCGAGGCCGTGAAGGGGATGCTCAAGGAGTTCTCGTCCTACTCGTGGGACGCCAAGGCATCCGAGCGCGGGGAGGAGCGTCCGGTCAAGCAGAACGACGACCGGATGGATGCGCTGCGCTACTTCGCGTACACCTTCATGAAACCCCTTACTGGAGCGTGAATCAATGAGATACAACCCATCAAACGACATCATAGTCGCCCCGGAGATCAACTCCGAGACGCTGGACATAGCATTCGAGCAGTGGCAGTCCTACCAGCCGAGGTACAGGATGCTTCACGACTACTACCTCGGGAACCATTACTTCGACGAGAAGGCCCACAGCCCCGACCAGAACCGCATCGTCGCCAACCACTGCAAGTACATCACGGACGTGCTGGTCGGCTACATGTTCGGCAACGAGCCGAGGTACACCACCGAGGACGAGGACATCGCCGGACAGGAGATCCTCGAGCTCTTCAAGGCCCAGGACAAGTGGAGCGTGGACCTCAACATCGGCGAGGACCTCTCCATATTCGGGAGGACCCACGAGCTCGTCTACATGCCTGCGGACAAGGACGTCCCGAGCTCCATCGAGCTCGACCCCATGCACGCGTTCGTGGCCTATGCCGGGGACGTGGAGAAGGACAGCGTGTTCGGCGTCGTGGTCTTCTCCTACACCGACAACGACCGCAGGACCGTCTACCGCCTCTACGTCTACGACACCATGAGCATGAGCATCTGGGAGGCCGATTCCGCCCAGACCGCTCCGAGGACATGGACGATGGTCTCCGAGCCTGTGCCCCATGGATTCGGGAGGGTCCCGCTGATCGAGTACAAGAACAACCGCCAAGCCCTCTCCGACTTCGAGGGCATCATCGACCTCCAGGATGCCTACAACTCCCTCCTGTCGGACAGGCAGGACAACCAGGACAGCTTCGCACAGGCCATGCTGGTCCTGTCGGGAACGGTCATCGGGCGCACACCGGACGAGATCCAGGACGGCAAGGCCATCCTCAAGAGGCACGCCGTGCTCCAGCTCGACGAGGATGCTGTCGCGCAGTACCTCGTGAAGACCTCGGACGAGGCCGGGGTCTCCATGGTGCAGGACACCTTCAAGAACGACATCCATCGTTTCGCCTCCGTGCCCGATCTATCGGACGAGAAATTCGCCGGGAACGCCAGCGGTGTCGCCATGGCTTACAAGCTATTCGGGACCGACCAGGTCGTGAGCAAGAAGCAGTCCATGATGCAGAGGGGATTCACCCGCCGTTGCAAGCTGTACGACTACCGCCTCAACAACCCCACCATGAACCCCTCATACGTCCCGCTGGCCGACATCGACCACATGACCATCACATTCAATTTGAACGCCCCGCAGGACCTCTCCTATATCGCCACTGCCCTCAGCCAGCTCACGGCCAACAAGATCATGTCGCTCCAGACCGCGAGGACGCTGGTCCCCAGCATCCCCGACCCCGTTGCGGAGACCGAGCTGGTGGAGGCGGAGAGCAACGCCGAGGCCGACCGCATAAGGGCGACCTACGACCAGGACGAGACCGAGCAGATGCGCAGGATGACCGAGGATGCCGACCAGACTGATTCCGAGGAATGATCCCGAGGCGAACGTCGTCGCGTACATCGAGCTCGAGGAGCCGTTTAGGAAGATCCTCGAGCGGTTCGCCGTCCGGAACGCCAGGCGCATGATGGAGCTCGTCTCGGAGATCCTGACGGCGGCGGGCTACGACGGGAGCAACAAGGCCAGCATCCTCGTGAGGCAGGCCGACCCTTCCGCCGTCCGCTCCCTCGAGCGTCTGGCCCAATCCCTCCCGGAGAGGGACAGGGACAGGCTCATGTCGAAGCTCGTCGGACAGGTCGGGACAGGCTCGCTGACGGTCCGCAAGGCCCTCGACAACGTCATCCGCTACGGCTCCCGTGCGGATGCCTCCGAGCTCTACACCCAAGGCAAGGCGGCCCTCCGCAGGACCGCCACCGAGGGGATGCTACGCGGGGAGTTCATGGTCCAGAAGTCCGTCGGCATCGGCTGGCAGATGGAGACCCCCGGGATGAGGGAGGTCGATGCCTTCCTCAAGGGCAGGTGGACCGAGCAGGATGCGGCCGCATACCTCAAACCCATGTCGCAGGTCGTGAGGGACCAGGTCGAGACGGGGCTGATGCTCGGGGAGCATCCGACCAAGATCGCCAAGAGGATGCAGCAGGTGGAGAACATCAGCGAGGTCCGGGCCAAGCGCAACGCACGCACGATAACCACCGCCGTCGCCAACGATGCGCAGATGCGCCAATATCGGAAGGACGGCATCGAGAAGTACCGCTTCGTCGCCACCTTCGACGAGCGCACCTGTCCCGTCTGCGGTGACCTCGACCACCGCGAGTTCAAGCTGTCCGAGAGGTCATCATCGACCTATCCGCCCATCCACCCCAATTGCAGATGCACCACCGTGGCGGTCCTCTCCAAGGAGGCCGAGGACCACATCCAGAGCATCGCGGAAGCGTATGCGAAGAGGGACGGCATCACCGACGCGGTCCTCCCGTCCACCACCTACAACGAGTGGAAGAAGACGCACACCTGAAACGATTTCCTCCTTTTCTCCGAATCATCCCTTATTAACGCCGTTAATAATCCTAAAACCACCCAAACAAGGGGGTCATAACTTGGCAGACGAATCTAAGGATTATTCTGGAAGCCCCGCGAACCCGCAGGGCGAGGTCAAGACGTTCACACAGGAGGAGCTCAACACGATCATATCCGAACGCGTGAACGCGCTCAACGCTTCCCATCAGAAGGCGATGGACGAGGCGGTGAAGAAGGCGCTCAAGGAGCAGAGCGACAAGGCAAGGATCGAATCACTCCAGGGCGAGGAGAAGGTCAAGGCGGAGTACCAGGCAAAGCTGGACGCCATCGAGGCCGACCGCGTCGCCAAGGAGAAGGAGCTGATGGAGGCCACGAGGGCCCTCGCCATAAGCAAGGCGGAGGCGCAATTGGCATCCCTGGGGCTCCCGGCCGAGTTCGCAGTCAATCTGCTCGGAGAGGACGACAAGACCACCCAGAAGAACATCCAGACGTTCAACACCAAGGTCAACGAGCTCGTGACCGCCAAGGTCAACGAATCGCTGGCGAGAGGAGGCCCCCAGATCGGCACGGCCAGGATGGACGCATCGCAATTCGCCGAGATCGACAAGGCGATGAGCGGGCGCCTGTTCTGACCGAGCAAGGGGGGCAAAGAACATGACCGCAGGAAACGGAACATACACGGGTCTCGGCCAGAATCTGGGGAACGACATCACGGCGACCATCGCCTACATCACCTCCAAGATGGACGAGATCATAGAGCAGGAGGCCAAGACCTCCGGCATGACCGCGGACCCCGCGTTCGTCCAGGCGACCGGCAACGCCGGATCCGTCAAGCTGGCGACGATGGAGACCACGGGACTCGGAACATACGACAAAATCAAAGGATACCCGAGGGGAGGCTCCAAGCTGACATGGCAGACCTACACGCTCCAGGCGGACAGGGCCATCGCCATCACCGTCGACAGGCGCGACACGATGGAGTCCTCCGGGCTCGTCACCGCCGCCGCCGTCATGGCGAACGAGATGCGCGAGAACGTCATCCCCGAAGTCGACGCTTACAGGATGGCCAAGCTGTACGCCGCGCTCAACGCGCAGAACAGCGCCAACAGCAACGTCAAGGCGGAGGCAAAGCCCACAGCAGCCAACATCGTCACCAAGCTCACCACCGCGCTCGACGAGGTGTCCAACGTCACAGGCTACGACGAGGGCATGACCCTCTACGTCAACGCATCCCTCAAGACCCTCCTGGACACATCCACGGAGGTCACCCTCATGAAGGACGTCAACAACGGCGGAGCGGAGATCACACGCAGGGTCAGGACCTTCAACGGCACGCCCATCGTCTTCGTCCCCGAGAAGAGGATGAACACCACCGTCACGCTCAACGACGGATACACCTCCGCCCTCACCGACGGAACGGACCTCGCATCGCAGGACGCGACCAAGTTCGGGTTCACGCCCGGCTCCACACCCATCTGGTACGCGGTCACCACCCCCGGGGTGGCGAACGCGGTGACCGCCATCAACGCGCCCAAGATCATCAGCGCGGAGGTCAACCAGCAGTATGACGGGGACACCTACATGTTCAGGCTCTTCCACGACCTGATCGTCCCCAAGAACAAATGCGCCGGGGCCTACATGGCCATCAAGAGCAGCTGAACGGGGTGAAGTGAATGGCATCGACAGAGCACACCAGGCGCAGGGCGGGGAGGCTCGCAGCATACCCTCCATACGCCGGCAAGACCGAGAACGAGCTCATCTTCACGGCGGAGGATGCCCTGTCGATATTCCTCGACCTGACCCACAGGACGGAGGATCCCGGAGAGGTCATCGACTCCCTCGTGTGCGACATCGCCAAATCGCTGATGGCACGCTCGGGGCAGGAATCGGTGAAGAAGGCCAAGGACGGCGAGATGGAAAGAGAGTGGTCCGAGAACATGGGCGCCCTCGACCCCGTCCTCATGCAGCGCATCAAGCGCTACAGACAGGTGGTGGGAGTGAATGCAACCCATCGCGCATGACATCAGGACGTACTACCGCAAGCACGCGACCGGAGAGGTCGTGAGCGACACGGGCGTCGTGACCGAGACCTACACGGTCGACGGTCCGTACCAGCTCGCATTCGTCCCCGGCGGGGAATCCCGCACCAGGGGGGAGCAGGGCTACACCTACGAGGGCGAGATGTTCTATGTCATAGCCGACGGCCTGTCGTGCTTCAAGCCGGGAGACAGCCTAACGACCGACCGCAAGGGCCTCCATACGGAGTACGCGGTCATGGACGTGAAGACCTGGCCGACCGAGCAGACGTTCTATGTGAGGTCCGTATGACCACGTTCTCCGAGCTGGACGAGAAGCTCCAGAGGCTCGCAAGGGTCTCCGAGCGCATCGAGGAGGAAGGCCTTACAGGCAAGATCACCAACCAGATGCGCAACACGGCGGTGGCGATGATAAACCTCCACCATGCCGTCTACACGGGAGCCCTCCGCAGCTCGGTGGAGGGGGCATCGGACATCATCGTCCGCGAGGACGACGTCACGCTCAACATCGGCATCCAGACGAGGATGGAGTACGCCAAGTACATCGAGTTCGGGACTGGAACGAAGGGGAGCGCGGAGTTCAGCTCCGCCCTCACGGGCAAGACCTACACCTCGGACGGCGTGACCTTCAAGAGCAAGCCGTTCTGGTTCCAGCGCAACCCAGATTATCAGGGCGAGCCGGGCAAGAACAACGATCCGCGCAGGATCGCCATGCAGGGCTTCTCCGTGGGAGCTGCGGCGAACCAGTACAACGAGTTCATCAAGAGGTACGCCCAACCGCCGAGACCGTTCATGAGGCCGGCATTGTACGACAACGTCCCGTACTTCAAGAAGCTCCTGAAGGAGACGCTCTCGGAGGACTTCGCATGATAGACGTCATCGGGTCCATCGTCGGGCGCATCGGCGCCATAGAGGGCTTCGAGGGGCGCGTCTACCGCCGCTGGCCGAAGACCAGGGCCAAGACGCCCTCCTGCATCGTCTCCCGCGTCTCGGGGCATCCTACGCTCATAGACGAGAGCGGACAGGAGGTCATCGCCACGCTGGTCTACTCCGTGGACGTCAACGCCGACGACCCGGACCAGGCGGACGCATTGGCCGAGCAGGTCATCGACGCCCTCGGCGGGATGAACTTCACCCGCACCGGGGACACGGACTTCTACGACGGCGAGATGCGGGCCTCCCGCAGGGTGCTCACGTTCATGGGAACGGTCGACACGAGAGGACAGCCATTCACAAACTGACAATTCACAGGTGTTAACTATGGTAACCAAGGCAAAATCTGCAAAGAACATGCGCGTGGGAGTGTACCTGAACGGTACAGGCTCCGCGCCGACCTTCTTCAAGGAGGTCAAGGCGATCCCCGCACTCGGAGAATCGCCCGAGAGGATCGACGTCACGCACCTCGAATCCGATGCCCATGAGTACATCAAGGACATTTCGGACGTATCGGGCGATCTTTCGGTGACAATGAACGCCGATCCCTATGTGTCCAGCGGAGCGAACGATGCATCCAACCTCAACATCATCGCCGCCATGGACAAGAACGCCAGCTACACGTTCATCGTGCTCTACCCCGCGCTCAACCAGCAGGCGACCATCTACGGAGACTGGAGCTGGGAGATGGGCTCGGGAGCCGTCTCGCAGGCCATGGAGATCACGCTGACCATCATCCCGAGGGGAGCGCCCATCTTCAACGACTTCGGCGTCTCCACCTACACCGTCAGCTACAACCCAGTCAGCAGCAGCGGAACGGGAACAGGCACGATGACAGCCAAGACCGCCGAGATGGGAGAATCCGTCAAGGCCGGAGCATGTACCTTCACCGCACCCACCGGCATGAAGTTCGGCTCGTGGAACACACAGGCCGACGGATTCGGTACGACCTACGGAGCCAATGACTCCATTCAGATCTACGGCAACGTCACCCTCTACGCGATATGGGTGACCGATAGCGGAGAGTGAGGCTGAATGCAGTTACAGACCAAGGCAGGAACAGAGATCGAGGTCTCGCTTGACTTCGACGCGGTCTGCGACTACGAGGCCAAGCACCCCGACTGGTCCATCATCCGCGAGGTCAAGCAGTTCGGCGCCAACCCGAGGTTCAGCACCATGAACCTCCTGGTCGGGCTGACGACCTACGACGGTGACTGGAAGGCATGGTCCAAGGACGGACTGACCGTCACAGACCTCGCCGACATCATCTCCGAGGGGCTGAACGAACTCGGTTTTGGCTCGGCGGAAGGGGAATCCGCACAGTAACACAAGCCATCGAAACGATTTCAGTAGTCGAGGGGCTGCCATCGACGGCATCCCCCTCGACGGTCCTGACCGCCTGCCATGTCCGTCACGAACGGCGCAGGCGGGACAAGATCGACATAGCGCTCGCCACGGCCAATCTCGTCCTCAACGGGTTCTCCGGCAAGGGAGACACCCTCGACGCCGTTGCGCACATGTTCACCGAGGACGAGTTAGAGACGATCAAGGAAGAACGCGAGGACAGGCGGCAGTTGGCTCTCCAGCAGGCCCAGGTCCTGAAGATGAGGATGATGAGGCATGAGCGAGGAAGTCGAGATTATTCTGAAAACTCGCGTGGAAGGTGCGGAGGATGTCGAATCCTATCGCAAGTCCATGGAGAAGGTCGAGCAGCAGGCCGAGAAGACGGCCAAGACCGCCGAGAAGGCCAGCGGACGCATGTCCGAGGCCATGGAGGGATTCGGCGAGCTCAACAAGGAGCTCGGCCAGGTCTCCCCGGTCATCAACAAGCTCAACTCATCCCTCACCAAGCTGACTAACACATGGAAGCGCTTCAATCAGACCCGCATGAAGAGAATGCCCTCCGGGACCGGAACGGTCAACGGAGGCATCGCGGGAGGGGTGGAGAACACCGGGCTCGGCACAGGCGGAACGGCGAGGGCGGGACGCATCGGACGCGGGCTGAAGGGCCTCGCCATAGGTGTGGCGGGAGCCGCCGCCATCGGCTCCATCTTCAACGCCCTCACGGGCTCGGGAGCAAAGCTGGCGGCGTTCGACAGGCTCAACGCCCTCGGGGAGCCTGGACCCCTCGACGCCATCGCCGACCGCCTCCCCAAGATCATAGAGGAGCTGCCGAAGAACACCGCCGCCATAGTCGGGCTGACGGCTGCCATCAACGGCCTCAAGGACCGCACGGACCTCAACGTCCCGAATCCCGACCCCATCATCATCCCCGTCGATGCGGTGGACGAGAACGGCTCCATCGACAAGATCCTCGACAAGCTCCCGAAGTCCTACGTCATCCCCATCACCTTCGATGAGGAAGAGTGGACTCCTGACCTCCCCAAGAACCTCACCATCAAGGTCAACTACGAGGGCGAGGACTTCGACATCCCGATCCCGGAGGAGTTCGTCACGGTGGTCAACTTCGAGGCCAAGGAGTTCAAGATAGACCTCCCGACGGAATGGATCGTGAACGTCATCCTCAAGCTCAAGAAGGACGAGGACCCGTTCAAGGAGCCCGAGGACAGGGCGTGGGAGATCAAGGACATCATCGGCACATGGTTCATCGGCATCCCGCCCGCCGCACTGACCGTCCTCTTCTCCAAATTGGTCGCCGACACCGTCACCATCAAGAAGAACATCAAGGACTGGTTCGACGATACCATCCGCGTCGGGGCGCAGGCCTTCGGCGATGCTCTCGCGGAGGACATGAAGATCGTCGAGAAGATCGCCAATGCGGTAAGGTCCATCCCCACCGTCCTCATAGCCCTCTTCAACAGGATCGCCACCGAAGTCGGCAAGATAGGCGAGGGCATCGGCAACTGGTTCAACGGGGTGGCGACGGCTGCGGGAGAGGTCTTCGACGGCATCCTTACTTGGGTGGGGGACGCCGCCACCGGAATCGGCAAGTGGTTCGACGATGCGAAGAAGACAGCCGAGGACATGTTCAACGGCATACTGACTTGGGTCGGCGATGCGGCTGCGGGCATCGGAGCATGGTTCTCCGGGGTCGCTGACGAAGCGGGCAAGATATTCAATTCAATCGCCACAGAAGTCGGCAACATCGCCATGGGAATCGGCGCATGGTTCAACGGTGTGCGCGATTCCGCCAACGAGATATTCAATTCAATAGCCACGGCCGTGGGCAACATCGGGAAGACCATCGGTTCATGGTTCAATGGGGTGGCCGACGAAGCGGGCAAGGTCTTCAAGGGCGCCCAGGAGGCGGCATCCAAGATCTGGAACACGGTCGCCAACTGGTTCCTCGGCACCGCGGCGAATGCCGGCAAGGTCTTCGACGAGGCACTCAAGGAAGCG